CTAAGACACCGACACCAGAACCAGAGAAGCCAGACATTATGGACCTAATTAAAGGAGCTATACAAACCAGCGCTCTCGGTGGCCCGGCAACGGCGAATCAATATGCTGATTTAAGCGGCCTGTTTTCTCAGGGTATGACTGCTATCGGCGATATTGTGTCCATTCCCGGCGGTTATATGGACACAAGAACCGGCAAGCAGTATTCTGGTAGATATAATCCTTCTTCTTCTGCTAGAACATACACAGGAACACAACGACCTTCTGGTGTGGCACCCTTCAGCGGCGCTGCTCTAAGACAAGGTCTCGCAAACCTTTGGGGTAACTAAAGATGAAAATAGAAATCAAACTAATTCCAGATGGCCTTGACCTCGGTAAAGCAATTCAAGATGGCTTGCCTGTAGACAGAATGCAGGATGCATGTCCTATTGCTACACAGGATGTAGAAACAAACGAAGAGAACCAGCGGTACGCGATCAAAGATCATCAATACGGCCCGGCTGTTAATCCAGAAGAAAGCTGCGGAACTTGTTCGGTGTTCAACATTACTGAACATATGCAGCAGTGCATGAAGGACGAGAGTGGCGAGGTAGGCTATTGCCAGTTGCTAAAGTTTATGTGCAGTGCTAAGAATAGTTGTGCAGCGTGGGAGGAAGGCGGTCCACTTAGTGACATGCCTTGTGAGTGCGGCAAGCCAGACTGCGATTGCGGGATGGATAAAGACTAAAATCATTTGAGGGGCAAATGGACGTTTTAGACTTTATTAAGCGGTATCAAAGGATACTGGTTACTAGGATGGATGACATTAGTATATCCATCACAAGTGGTGGTGTTTCCGATTGGGAAGACTACAAAGCAAGAGTCGGCGAAATACAGGGTGTCGCCTATGCTCTTGAGGAACTCAAGGCCCTGCTGAAAAAGGTTAACTATGTCGAAGACACTGATCGTACCTGACTACATCCTCGCGCAACGCGAGGCTAAGAAGAAGGCCGAAGAGGCCGCAAAACAAAAGCCCCTCTCAGAACGAGTACCACAACCTACCGGATGGCGACTACTTGTCATGCCGTATATGGGTCGCGAAAAGACTGAAGGCGGCATTTACGTTCCCGATCAAGTTAGAGAAAGAGAGTCACGCGCTACTGTTGTAGCGTATGTGGTGAAGCTCGGCCCTCTTGCATATAAGGATCCCGACAAATTTGGTGGGGGAGATCCTTGGTGTAAAGAAGGTGATTGGGTGTGTATTGGACGTTACGCTGGATCTCGATTTACAATCGAGGGCGGTGAAGTTCGTATTATCAATGACGACGAAGTCATTGCAACCATTGTCGACCCAGACGACATTAAATCATACGGAGGGTAGTTGTGCCAACTAACGCCGCAGAATTTGAAGAAAACGAAATCGAGGTTGTTGAAACAGAAGAGGCAGAAGCCGAAGAGGTGAAAGCTTCGGAAGAGCCACAAGAAGACTCACAAGAAGCGGGTAAAGAAGACGAGCTAAATGAGTATTCTAGAAATGTTCAGCAACGTATTAGCAAAATCACTCACAAATATCGTGAGGAGGAAGCCCAAAGAAAAGCCGCTGTTGAGTTTGCAGCGGAAGTAAAGAAGCAGAATGATGAGCTTCGCAGACGGTTAGAAGAACTAGACCAGTCTTATGTTGGAGAATTCGGTACTCGTATTGAATCTCAGATCAACGCTGCAAAGCAAGCTTATCAAAAAGCCTACGACGAAGGCGATGCAGAGCAGATGTTCGAGGCTCAAAAGAACTTGAGCAAGCTAGCCCTCGATCAAGCCCAGCTTGAGCAGGCTCGTAAGCGGCAGGAAGTAGAACTAGCCCGTCGCGAACAAGCTGTTGAGGCACCGGTTCAGCAGCAAGCTGTACAACAACCCGCTGCGCCAGATCCGAAAGCCGAGGCTTGGGCTTCTAAGAACGATTGGTTTGGGACTGATCAGACAATGACCTACGCTGCTTTTGGCATTCATAGGCAATTAATTGAGGATGAAGGATTTGACCCAACGTCCGATGAGTATTATACTGAGCTTGACAGCAGAGTTCGTAAGGAGTTTCCACACAAGTTTAAGGAAGCTCAACGCAACGATGCAGGACCCCGAGTCGCTTCTGCGGAGTCCAGTGCTTCTAAAGCACCGTTACAAAAGGGGCGCAGAACAGTCAAATTGACTCCTTCGCAAATTGCAATTGCGAAGCGGTTAAATGTTCCGCTCGAAGAATATGCAAAATATGTCAAGGAGTAAGAAATGACTGGATCTACAAGAACGCCACGCGAAGCGGAAACTCGCGCAAAGACCCAACGTCGTAAGCCGTGGGCACCTCCATCTAAGTTGGAGGCACCTGAAGCACCGGCAGGATACAAACATCGCTGGATTCGTACATCACTTCGTGGTGAGGATGACAAGATGAATGTGAATGCAAAGCTTCGTGAAGGATGGGAGCCTGTACGGGCTGACGAATATCCTGAGATGGCTGGTAAGTATCCAACCATTGATGATGGTCAGCATGCAGGTGTTATCGGTGTAGGCGGACTAATGCTTGCCCGTATCCCCGAGGAGACGGTCCAAGAAAGAACTGAATATTTCCGGGAGCAGACCCGCAATCAAATGGAAGCCGTTGACCAAAACCTGATGAGGGAACAACATCCCTCAATGCCGATTCATTCGGATCGGAAAAGTCGTGTAACTTTTGGTGGTAAGGAATAGGTCCTTACCCTAACCTTTTAGGAGTGTGTAATGGCGAATTCAAACATCGCTTTCGGCCTCAAGCCGATTAACACCTTTGGTAGCACACCAGCTACTCAAGGTTCTACAGCATACTTCATCGCTGGCACGGCAGCAGCAATCTATCAGGGTTCCCCGGTCAAAGTAGAAACTACTAACGGGACAATTCTGGTTGCAAGCACTGCTGCCGACGGAGAGCAACTTTTGGGTGCTTTCGCTGGCTGTGAATATGTTGACGCAACAACCAAAGAAAAGCGTTTTTCTAACTACTGGCCCGGTTCAGGTTCAGCAGACACGAACTACGACATCATTGGTTATGTGTATGACAACCCAGCACAACGCTTTATTTGTGTTGCCGATGGCGGCATGACAAACAAAGCTACCGCTCGTGCAAACATCTTTAAGACAGTAGACTTCGACAACGGTGATGCCGGTAGTTCAACTACAGGTAACTCAACAGCCGTCGTGGATATCTCAACAGCATCAGCAACAGATCCTTCTTTGCCGCTGATGATCGTTGGTATTCAGGAAGACGTTGATAACGCCGATTACGCAGTTGCTGGCATTTCGATGATTGTGAAGATCAACAACCACGTTTTGCTCGGTAACGATGCCGACGCAACAATAGCGTAAGGGAGTTTAGATAATGGCTATTTCTCGCGCACAACTCGCCAAAGAACTAGAGCCGGGCCTAAACGCTCTCTTTGGTATGGAATACAATCGCTATGAAGGTCAGCATGCTGAAATCTTCGATTCCGAGTCATCAGACCGGGCATTCGAGGAAGAGGTAATGTTATCAGGCTTCGGCGCGGCTCCAGTGAAATCAGAAGGTTCTGGTGTATCATTCGACGATGCACAAGAAGCATACACTGCTCGTTACAACCACGAGACAGTTGCTATGGCCTTTTCAATCACTGAAGAAGCTATCGAAGACAACCTGTACGACCGTCTGGCATCACGCTATACACGCGCACTTGCACGTTCTATGGCACACACCAAGCAGGTTAAAGCTGCCTCTGTTCTTAACAACGCCTTCAACTCAGCATTTGCTGGTGGCGACACTAAAGAACTTTGTGCAACTGACCACCCGCTTACAAACGGTGGCACATTTGCCAACGAGCCAGCAGTAGCTGCTGACCTGAACGAGACCTCACTCGAGGACGCGCTCATCAGCATCGCTGGTTTCACAGACGAGCGTGGCTTGATCATTGCCCTTAAAGGCATGAAGCTGATCATCCCTCGCCAGTTGCAGTTTGTTGCCGAGCGTCTGCTTGTTTCAAACCTCCGGGTTGGAACTGCCGACAACGACATCAACGCAATCAAGTCTTCTGGTCTGCTGCCTGAAGGTTATGTAGTCAACGACTACCTGACTGACTCAGACGCATTCTTCATCAAGACTGATGCGCCAAACGGCTTCAAGCACTTTGAGCGTATGGCTCTGTCAACTGCAATGGATCCAGATTTCGACACTGGCAACATGCGGTTTAAGGCTCGTGAGCGTTACAGCTTCGGCTTCTCAGACCCACGCGCTGTGTTCGGTTCACCGGGCGCATAAGTGTAAATACAAAGATATTAAAGGGCGGCTATTCAGTCGCCCTTTTTTTGTGTATAATAAGTCATCCCTGACAACCGCACGGTGCGGTTGACACTAGCCACGACAGGAGATCTAAATGGCTCGTACAACTTTTTCAGGTCCAGTAAAGACAAACACTGCTTTCTGGCTGAACCCAATCCTTTTTGCAGACCTACCAACCGCTTCAGCCGATAACGAAGGGTACGTTTATTATGTATCAAATGCTCGTAAGGTTGCTGAAGCTGCGGGTGCTGGTACAGGAAACCTCGTGTTTTCTGACGGTTCAAACTGGATTCGTGTAGATACTGGCGCAACAGCCACTGCTTAATAGGAGGCTTAGATGGCTGGTCCAGTAAAAGCCTATAGTGCTACAGCGACAGGGGCAGTAGGCCCGGGTCGCTCACGCATTAAACAGATTGTTATGTACGCTACCGCCGCTGGTGCGTTTACACTAACCGACGGCAACGGCGGTGCGACATTGCTTACACAAAAATTTCCTGCCGGTCAGAATGCTCTTAACATTCCGGGCGACGGTATAATTGCTGAAAGCGGTGTCTATGTAAGCGCTATCTCAGGTACAGGTGCCGAACTAACAATCTTTTTGGCGTAAAACAATGTCTGTCTACGACTTACGTTCGATAACTCAGGTGGGTACATCCGAGCCGTTTGAGCTACAGGTTAGTCGTGGACAAATTCCGGGGCACACACCCCGGAATCTTTTTGGCACTGCCACGGCGATTGGCACCTCTTTTGTCACGCCGTGGGAGCTTGCTAATACAAATGCTCTTCCATTTCTTTCCGCCCAGTCCCAACTGACGTTGTCAAGCAGCAGCGCCAGCGATACGGCTGTGTCTATTTTTATCAACGGCCTAGATGACAACTACGAAATTGTTACTGAGGTTGTTGCACTAAATGGACTGACTGGTGTGACAACAACAAAAGAGTTCCGATTTATTAATGACCTGATAACCGTTGTTGGCAACGCCGTTGGTCTAGTGTCCGCTAAGGTTGGTGCAACAACATACGCGGCTATCAACGCTGGGTATGGCAAAAACCAAGCCGCTGTGTACACTGTTCCAGCAAATCATTCTTTTTACTTAGGTCGGATTGACGCATTTACTGCGTCAGCCAACAACGACACTAAAATTATGACGTTCAGAAATCACAACACCTTTTCAGATGGCCGGATATTTAACGTAGCTCAAACAAGTTTCCTGCAACGTATGGATATTCAAAGAGTTATACCGTTCAAGGTTCCAGAAAAAACAACTATTGAGTTTCAGGTAAAGAT